CGGTACCTGGCCGGAGCAGCGGAGGATGGTTTTATAAGTTCATTATACCGAGCGGAAAGGGGGTGAGAAAATGGCGAGTTGCGACATGACAGGCAATGACATAGGGCAAGAAATCAAAATGGCGAGGATGGCAAAGGGGATGACCGTTCCCCAACTGGCAGGAGAGATTCCGTCCGATACGAGGACGGCGTTCCGGTACCAGAAGGGGAGAGTGAAGCCCGATACTATGGCCCGGATATCTGAGGTCTTGGAGGACCCCGGGTTGCTCCCGAAGTATTGCAGCCACTGCCCAGTCGGGCAGGCCCGGAAGAAATACAACCTAAAAAGAGAACGGCCCCGGTACATAAACCGGAGCCACATGATGAAACTTCTGAAGAAATTTTACCTTAAATTCAGCTAAAAATCAAATAGCCCTTCTAATCCCCTCATATATACCGGGGCTTCGACCCCCGGGGAACTTTTTAAGAAAGCGAGGAATGAACATGAAAACCGTTTACGTTTGCGAGAAATGCGGAGCTAAGTTTGATGATTTCAGTGCGTGTCTGGACCATGAGGGAGAGCACATCCAACCGATAGCTTATTCGGGAATTCAGGCATTAAACTACTCAACCACGTTTGAATATCCCAGGCTCTTGCTGGTTGACATGAGCGATGGCAGCAGAGCATCGTACCTGTTTCACAAATTGGTCAAGGATGGC